ACCAGTAATACCTTGTCCTAATCTTGCGAGTCTGTCGATAGCCTCAAACTGTTGTAATCTATTTTGTTCTCTTGCTGCATCAGCTTGTGCTTGTCTAAATCCAAAATCTTGTCCTGCTAATTGTTGGCCCATACCTGTTGCTTGTGCCTGTAAGCCTGGAACTGTTGTAGCTAAACCTAATTGTTGATTAGCTAAACCAGATGTTAATCCTGCAAGTTGTCCTTGTTGTGCACCTAACTGACCTGCTTGTCCAAATGCTTGTGCTGCTAATTGATTAGCTTGTGTAAAGCCTTGTTGATTTAATTGTGCCTGTAACAAAGCTCTGTCCATATCAGACTTTCTTTGATACTCAGCTGTTTGAACTCCTGCTCTGCCAGAACCCAGGACTCCTAATTTTGCTTGTTGATCTTTAATTGCTTGTTGTCTGATTGCAGCTTGTTCATCAAACTGTGCAAGCGTAGCGTCTCTAACTGCTGTTTGATACGGAGATTCAAAAGCTTGATAAGCTGTTGGTCCCATGAATCCTGCTTGTGTTTGAAACTGTGTTCCTGCTGCATCAATGAAAGGTTGTACATCACCTAATGTTGCTTGTGCTGTATCTAAAAAAGGTTGAAAGCTTGCAACACCTGATCCTGTTACACCTGTAATCTGTCCTTGATCACCAAATTGTAATGTTCCTAATCCTGCTTGTGTAGCTTGCTGTTGTTGTACGGCTTGATCTAATGCAGTTTTACCTACAACACTTGGCGCAAACTGAGAGGTATCAAGTGGTGTTTCAACTTGATCACGTAATGAAGTTAAATAGGCCTTCTGCGCTTCTTCTATTATCGGGGAGGGACGCGTTATCTGTGTTACTTCTTCAGCCATTATGCCATTTTCCCCATTGATTCTAATTGTTTCATTGTGTTGTACATTCTTTGCGCTCCTTTTTGGACACTACCACCACCTGCTGCTCTTACAGCATCGGCAGTAAATACGAATTCATTTTTGCTAAGTCTAGCAGGCACGTCATCGGCTTTTTCTTTTGCACCGTATGGCATGAAGCCTCCAGTATAACGCATATCGGCTTCAATTGGAAGCCCTCCGAGACCACTTTCTTCTTTTGTTGGCATTGATCCAAGGGCATAGTTTGCTCTCATAAGACCACCTTGTTGAGCCTTTGGTTTCATAAAACTCATAATCATCTCTTTTTCTCTATCATCCAATTCATCTAAAGGCTTGCCAAAAAGCTGTATGGCCATGTCATTTAAGATACTCATAGGACTAGCATCTGCCATTTTACCTACATTTGGTTTTGGTCTAAATGGTTTGGGGTCTGCTGGTAGTTCATTGTCCTCAATACCATAGTCCTCTGGTTTAGGTTTAAAAGGATTTACTGTTCCATTTGCAAGATTCTTTCTCATCAAACCACCAATGGCTGCAGTTATCTTTGGTCTAAATGCTGTCGTGTCAAAGTCCTCCCACATCTCAGCTGCTTCTTGTTGTAATCTTGCTATTTCACCAGACGATAATCCATCTTCCGTACCTTCTTCTTCAATTTGAGCTTGTGTTTGTGCCAACGACAGACCCATGGTTGCTGCTGTAGCTATCTTTGTAGGCGATAATTTTATAGCACCTGTTTTTGGATCAGTGCTACTTAACAATTTACTTGATTTTAAATCAAACTCACCACCAGAACCTAAAAATCCTTGAGACGCTAAACCAGTAGATGTTTGATCAGAATATTTTGGAACAAAACCTTCTTCACCAGCAAAATCACCTAAACCTCTTGTATCTTGAGTTCCAAATAAAAAACGTTCTGCTGATCCTCTTAATCCTTGTGCATTTCTCAATCCTAATAAATCTCTAGCTGTAAAAACATCTTGACCTAAAGTTCCATATTTAGATAAATCTCCATATTTAAGTCCCGATATACCTCCGGTTGTTCCAACATATGGTAAGGCCATTGTAGCTAAAGCTATAGGATTAATTTTACCAGATTGTTTGTACGCTCCTGCAGCGTAAACAAGTGGTGCATAAGGTCCAGCTAAAGGTGCAGCAACCTGCATAATACCTGCAAGTTCTTTAGGTACTATTTTTTTGACTGCTTTACCTATTGGCTTTGTTACTTTTTTTACTAGCTTTTTAAGTCCCATATTATCTTCTATTTTGTTTTAGGAAACAAATCAAGGGCAGGCATGATGACTTTGACATCTCGTCTAATCTCTGCTTCTGGCACCCCTTTTTCTTTCCATTCGTCCTCTGTTTTGTATACCTCGCCTGTTTTTAGGTTAGATATAGTTGTTATAATTTTCTCTGGTTTTAATACTTGCATTATGTTGTCACCTCTCTTGGTTCTATTTCTAGAATAGATGCTATTACATGTAGCTCGTTTGCATCACTAGCTTGTACTTTCAAAGCCTCACCTGCCTCCATAACAAGAGGTTGAGTTAATAGCTCTGTTGTAGCATTTGATGATATAGCTTTGCTTTTAAATAAACTAAATATGTTAGACGATGCGTCTACCAAAGTCACTGTTATACTGGCTCCTGATCCTGCATCCTCTGATACTAAAATCGATTTGATTACAGATGTTTTAAACGATGGCACTGTGTACAGTGTTGTAAGATCTGTAGTTGTTAGGTCTGCTTTTTTATTTATAAAACTATTCGCCATTAATTAATAAAGAAGTTTTCAGCTTCCATCTCATCTTTTAAATCTTGTTGATACGTTGTGTTTAATTTTTGTATCACACCGTCAAGATCTCTAACTTGTGCGTCAGCAACATCTTGCCTGTATACTTCACTAGGTCTTGTTAATACTTGTACTATCTTTGCCATTATACTATTGATATCGGAGCTGTATAAAGTTTGTTAGGGTCAGCATCCATTTGTTTTAATTGTTCTAAAGCATTTTTTTCTCCTTCAGTCATAGGTTCTCCTCCTAAAGGTTCCATTCCTGCTTTTTTCTCTAACATTCTCATTTGTATTAATGCAGGACCAGCTACTTTTGCTAATAAATTATTTTCTGGTCTCTCAGCTAGTAAAGGATTATTTCCTGGTTTATATGTTCCATCGGGAGCATAAATATTATCTTTAAAAGGATCTCCTGTATTAAATGTGTCAAAAGGAAAACTTAATTGTTCGGCAAGTAAATTATTTGCAACATTAGTATCAGTAATGCCTCTTTCTAAATTTAATTGAGCCATGGCATCTCTAAAAGTAGGATTACCTCTAGCTTGTGAAACTATACCTAAATCATCTTCGGCATCAAACATTGTACCCTCTGTTATAGGAACTGAAACAGGGTTATTTATTGTTCTCATTTTATTCGTAGTGCCTATTAAACTTTCATTTATATTATCAGGCACGTTTTGACCAAGAACACTATATAGGTCTGCTAAACGATCTAAAGTTAAGGCAGTAAAAGGTGCGTCTCTACCCATAATGTTTGAAATACTTTTTTCTGCTCTTCTAATATCTCTAGCTCTTTCAAATTCAGCTTGAGTTCTTCTAGTTCCATCAGGATTAAATCCTCTTAAATTTGCAAGTCTATTAAATAGACCTCCTAAACCTCTAGTTATAATTCCTGTGGGGGAAAACCTAGTAGGATTAAATCTAGTAATAGCACTTTTTACTCTATCAAAAAAACTTGGCGGATCGTCTCCACCTCCTCTATTTGTAAAACCAGGACCTGTGAGTCCCATGGCTTGCATCATCCTAGCATTATCATCTTCTTGATCATCTCCGTTATTTCCTCCACCTGAACCTCCGGTAGATCCTCCTCCAGGATTTGACACGTCTCCCGTATCCTCTTCATCTTCTGTAAAACTTGGTATACCCATAGGAGTCATTCTTCCTGATCCACCCATGGCTTTTAATATGCCCGCTTCTTTTGGATTTATGTAAGCAAGAAATTCTCCATCAGGGGCCATCATTTGAGCATCATTTAATGATACTCCACCTTCTGCTAGTAATTGTCTTGCTATTTGTGATCTTGTTATACTCATTACCTTCTTCCGTCCGGTTGTATATCTAATCTAAATGTACCGAGCTTCCAATCTTGAGCTGTGCTTGTGTTTTCTATCTTCAAAGCTACTGCTCTAGCTCTTGCTCGTGTGTCTACTTTAGTCGTTGATGAGCTAATTGTAAAGGGTCCTAATGACGAACTAGCTGCTGTATTATTAGAATAGTTCTTTAAATTTAACGTTACTCTGGTATCTCCTGTTTGAGATACAAAATCTGGTACGAATCTTCTTATCTTCATCAAGAACTCACCATCACCTCTTAAATCTGCCCCACCTTCTTTTGTTGATGTAATGTCATAATCTCCAGATGTAATGTTAGCTGTGATAGCTGTAACCGTACCACCTTTGACTTGATCAGTTCCTGTTTCGTGTTGATAGTATGTTGATATACCATCCGTGTTCCCTTGTACGTATGTAGAAGAACTAGATCCTTCAACACCATCTGCATCGTATTCTAGTGCATGTGGATTACCAAATACTGCAGAGTCTGCCCATGCTGTTCTAGATAGTGTACCCACCGTCCAAACAGGTCTTTGTGCTTGTGAATCAAAATAATTGTACGATACCATTCTATTTACAACTGCTGAGTTTGATGTTGGGTAGAACCACATAATCTCACCAAACAAATTGTTTAATCCAGCTGCTATCATCTGATTACCAGAATCTAAATTAATATCATCATAAACATAGTCTTCTACTAAACACGGTAAGGATTGTAGAGCACCAGCGTACTTGAAAAAACCATTCTCTGACATCCAGTATGCAGCGCCGTCTACCTCTACTGCTGCGTTCTTACCTACAAGGCCACAGTTCGTTCCAACTTGTACGAATGCAAATGTAAAAGGTTGACCTACAAAACGCATTAAGAATAAAGCTGTGTCTGTATAAACATAGATTGCATCTCTACCTCTAATAGCTCCCATGATCCGTGATCCGTCGGCCAGTCTTTGTGTACCAGCTGTATTAGTTGCTGTAGGTGTATACGTATTAATATCTTCTTGATTGGAGAATCTAACAAACATATCGTCTTGTGTAGACTTATCACCAATCGTTGTTTCTGTACCAAAGAACACTAAGTGTCGATCAGGTGTTGATACTAGCATATGTCTTGATGCTGTAGGTGCACCTGAAATAATTGTTGCTCTTGTAGATGTTGCATCTGAAGCTGCAGAGTTCCATTCGAAACACTCACCATCTACAATCAAACAAATAGCTTTGTCACCGAAGTTATCAATAGACCACATACCAGGGTCCACGATCAAATCTCCTGATGCCGCTTCACCCCATGCTACATAGTTTGAAGAGTTTGTTACTGTTGCTCCAGCAGAGTGTGATGCCGCTGTTGTATTTCTAACTCCTCTTGTAACACCTGTAAGTGTGTTTGTGGATATACCTGTGTAAGATATTTCTTCAGTTCCTATTTGTATAAAGTTTGTACCTGATGATGGAAACTGTGATGCATCAGTTAATGTTATAGTCGTTGTAGAGTCGTTTATGTCCGCTGCTAAAGTAGTTGTAAAAGCTCCTACTTCTTGTCCGCCCCAAGATCCAAGTGACCAACCAAAACCTTGTGCCTGTACATCTGGTCCAACTGTATAATAGTGTCTAACTCTTATACCACCAGATTGTGTAGCACCCGATCCTGTTTCAGCTGATGGCATTGTAATTGTAATCTTGTTTGATGATGGCACAGTAGTTACCATAAATCTTATGTCATCAAAATCAGATGCACCAAAATTTGAATCTGTGATCGATGAAAAGTTATCTAATAAAACAATGTCTCCTGCTGTAATACCATGATCACCAGAAAAGTTTATTGTAACTTCAGTTGATCCGTTAGTTGTGCTAAATGCATTAGTAAGACTTGTTGTAGATTTGATTGGATGTATGTCGTAAAATACACCGCCTGAATATGCATATAAAATTCTATTTGACCCTATGATAGAATACTTTCTACCCAAACTATTTGTAAATTGATGTAAAGCTCTTACAGCTCCTGTAACATTATCTGCTCCAAGTTGCTTCCAACCACCTATCTTTTCAGGTGTTCCATATCTAAAACGAACATTATCACAGTCTATCCATTGGCTTTCTGCACCAGTGGGCGTGACTTGTTTATTTATACCAGGTAAAAAGTTAACCTTCTGTAACATAGAACTCCAGATTATATTAGGTTGCTTTGATTATCAACCAGTTTTGGGTATACCCAATAGGGGTCTTTTATCATACAAATTGGTCTTTGCAAACCTTCCATCTGCATGATTATAGTGAAGAAACACTTGACCACATAGGTCGCCTTCAAATGGTTTTCTCCAGTGTTCTAGCTCACAGCCAGAATAAATAAGCATATCACCAGGTTTCAGGTTAACCTCTACACCAATATGTGCACCTGGTTTATGTATACTTTTGTATTCATCGATAACATTGTTCTCACCTGTTGGATCAATATAGATTGGCCAAGGGTCACCACCTAGATTTAGTGTTGTAGATATTTCACAACTTGGTCTATCTTTATGCCTTCTTAAGATATTACCTTTTCTATAAAGTCTTGTGTAAGAATAGGTTGGTATTAATCTAAGTCCTGTTTTCTTTTGCATGACATCTATGGTTTTGACCAACAATGTTTCCATTAATCTATCTGCATATTTAGCGTATGAGTTAGGAACCTGTGGATCGTGAAAGTTACCTACTAAAGGATTACCTGGATGTGTAGCATAGTTTTTAATCATCCAGTTATCTGCTTCTGCAGATATTTGTAAATATCTATATGCTATTTCTGCTACGTCTTTAGATATAGCATTACGTATAACTTGATATTTTTTCTTAGCAAAACTCATATTTGTATAAAATTGTAAGATACTGATATTCTCCAGTTCTTTTCACCTTTGTCTGTATTCATATTTATATCAACACCATGGGGAAGCCAAGATGGAAAAAAGATCATTCTGCCTTCTACTGGTTCATAAGCACATACTCTCCATAACTGTTCAGGTAGATTTTCGACTCTTCTAGGCATATGTGTATTTGGTCCTGGTCTAGGATCTTCTAAAAATAGTTTGCCTGAGTTCTTCGGTACTTTGATATAGTATACACCTGACCACATTGAGTTAGGGTGTGTATGTGTTTTGTTATAGCTATATGTTGGATTAATATTGGCCCACATATTGCCAAGACCTAGTTTACCTTCAATACCAAAATCCATATTGCATTCTTGTGCCATTTTAAATAATTCATCGATAAGAGGTTTGTATTCTTTTCTCTTATCCATATCTGTTTTGCTGTGCCAACCAAAACCAGAGTTTGTTTTCTTCTCTCCTTCAGGATCTGCTTTACGCCATTTCTTTATTTCTTTGAATAGATATTTGTTTAGTTCTTTTGCGTTAGGTATATCTTTAAAATAAACAGCAGTTGGAAATAGTATCTTTCTTTGTAATTGACTCATTTAAACGGTGGTCCTCCAAACCACATTACTAAAGATCTTCTTGTACCTTTTTTAACTGGTGCAACTTTGTGTCTTAGAAACGATCCAAAGAATATAGCTTGTCCCTGTTTCAAGGGCAGTGGTTTGTTATTACCCATCTCTGAAAACATAAGATCTCCACCTGTAAATTCTTTAGGATCAGATAGCAAACAAGTCATAGATATTTTTCTAATTGGATTCTGACCTTCTTGACCGAATGCATTTAGATCCAT